CCATTTACCTAGAGGACATTCTGATGAAAGAGATCTAGTCTTAAATGTTAATGAACATCCACATTCATTACAACAAGGAGCTGTACCTTTTACAGCACACTTCTTACCTTTGCTTGGACATTGATCACAAACATCATATCTCATTCTTGCAACATCTTCTACAAACTCATCTCTTACTACTGAGTTCTTAATACCTTCAAGAATAGCTGCTTTATTCTCCCAAATTGCTTTCAGTGCTGCTTTCATTTTTCTTTTTAATAAATTCTTGTTTTTTTAAATCCTGTACATCAAGTTTTGCATCTAAACTTTTAAGTTTATCTAATTTTTCTTCTAGCATCTTTTTATTATAATATGCTTTAAAAGTAGACGTATCATGATGATCCAACATATTTGTATATCTTGCAATAGATTTCTTAACTAACGCTGGTCTAGCTACAAATTGGCCAAGGCCTTCAACATTTATTCTAGGTTTTGTAAGATTTGTAAGTTCATTTCTCACAGTTTTATAATATGCTTGTACTAAATCTTCCACAAGTTCTAGTGGAACATCAATTTCTTCTACAAGTTCTTTGTAGATGGCAGATGATTTTTTAGGTATCATCTGCCAAAAAATTTATAGTCTAACAATATATCACCTTCAACTTGAATTTTTAAATTAGGATTAACCGCAATAATTTTTTTATTTTTAGGATCCTTAACTACTAATAAATGCTTTTCACATTTATTAATACAGTTCCTTACAGTTTGTTCTGATTTAAAAATTGAATATTCACTTGAAGCTTCATAACAGAAACTTGATAATTCTAGTGGGCCAATTGTACTAAGCAAGGTCAAGCACTCAAAATCTGAATCACTCAATGCTATTTTATTCACATAGCAATGAGTAATAATTTGAAACTTAATAATGTCTTTTTTTGACATTATCACTTTCTTTTGTACTTGATTCACTAAAGCCATAACTATTCTTTTCTAAGCTTTCTTTTAGTCTGCTCAGGCGCTGTTGGTTCATTGTCAATGTCATGATCTGATCCTTCTGGTTCTGATTCCATCTCTTGCTGAGCCTGCATCATCATTGCATACTGCATTTGAATGTTAGTTCTTTTGAATCTTACTTCATCAATTTTCATAAGAATTTCTTCATACTCAAATTGAGCTTTTAAATAAGGCATAGACTCTTTATAGAACTTAAGCATTTCTTTTCTTTTTGCTTCTAATTCTTCAGGAGTAAACATCCTTTCATCTTGTTGATTTTCCATTTTTATACATTTATGATTTACACAAATATACAAAATAAGTTTAAATGTATATTGTTTAAATAAAAAATCCAGGCACAGAAAGTACCTGGATTACAGTATTTTGTATAAGACTATCTGTTCTTAATGGTAAAGTTTAAGATAGTTAAAAGATAAAAGTCTCTGGATATATCTATCTCAATAGATAGTATATCAATAAAAGACAATCTTACTTTAATTGCTAGTTTATCCCATTGTTTGGTATAAGTATTCCAACCATTTCTAACTTTCATAATAATAAAGTTTTAGACCAAATATAACCACCTGCAGTTTTTTGTCTTTCTTTAAGACAATCTGTAATAGCAGTTCTATTTAATTTATATTCATTAATTGCATATTGTGCACATTCCCAAGTCTTAATAAAAACACCATCTTTAGTATACTGATGTACTTCAAAAGCTCTTCCATTTTTATGTCCTTTACTTTCTAACCAATGCCCAGTATTTTTATTCTTATGTATAGCAGACATTTTAAGCTTGGTTTCTTCAGTAGGTTTTCTATTTTTAGCTTTGAGGCCAATCTTTTTTTTAGTTTCTTCTGATAATTTATGACCAATAAGAGATTGTCTTCTTTTTTCATTGACCTCTTCACCTAAATATCCACCACCTCCACCATCAGCAATATTGCAAAGTGTCCCTGATTGAGAATGCTTTTTATATAAACTAATAAACTCAATTTCTTTTTCACAAGCTTCTTCCCATGTTAAATCATCCATTAGTATTTCTACTTTATATTCTGTCTGATTAACAATATGATGCCAATATGGATTTCTACTTTTATTAGATTTAGCTCTATTAAAATTTAAATCACTCTTGCCTATACCAATATAAAATGGTACATTTTTATCAAGTCTTATATGTCTATATAAGTATGCCATTATTTTAAATCGGCATCTGTTTTGTATGGTATATACTTTGTAGCACCACCAACCTTTTTAGCTACAAGAATTTGCTTGCGCTGTTTTCCTGAACTTTCATATGACACATGAACCCATGCAGGATTGCTATTTACAGGGAACTCAGCAATAAGTTGGTCAAATTCTAAGTTATCTTTGATATAGTTAAAAATTTGAGCATTAGTGATTGATGTACCATCCATGTCAATATCAATAGCTTCACCAGTACAATGTTGTGATGTAGCTGATCCACCAACTGCTTTATTAAGAGCTGCGGAGCGGTATCCTGAACTAATATGAATAGGAACACCAAAGTGTTCACGGATTGGTTGAAACACTTTCTCAGCCAATAATTTGAAGTTTGCAATATGCGCTTCTGTAGGCATATTACTTACTCCTTTTCTTTTAGCAGTTTCTGATCTGATTACTTCTGCTAGTGATAAATTTTTACTTAGTTGCATTTTATTTATTTTATATGGTTAGTCTACTACTTCTTCTGAAGTCTTTTCTTGTTTCTTTGCTTTGTTCTTTAAACTCATGATGCGTCCGGCAGTTGTAATACCAAATGCACCTAAGGTAAGTAACATAAAGCCATCAAAGATAAACTCTTTAATTACCAGTTCATTACCTATTACTCCTGTAACTACATCTGTCAATAATACAAATACCATTGCAAAAAATGATACAACACCTACAAATGCTTGTTCATTAATGTTATTATCATCTGAGATTAATTCTCTAAAAAACTTTTTCATAACTTATTTATTTTTGGTCTATTTGGTAATACTACTTCTTTTTCCCATCCTCTTCTAGGATAGTCATTTTTCTTTTTATCTTCTGGAGGACAGTTTTCTGCTCTGTAAAAAAAGATGTCTCCGGTTTGATCATTCTTTCTTACTTTATATTCTGAAAGGTCTACAGCTTCAATCCAGTTGCTATCATATGAATAGTATATCCATGCTCCTTCTTTAGCTCTATCTAATATCCATTGTTCTGTGTGAACACTAAAAATTAATAAATCTTTGTATTCTTCTCTAAGCATTCTATAATCTGAAAGATATCCTGCATGATATGTAATCATAGAATCCTTATACCTTATAATAGAATCTTTAGCTCTTAACTCAATTTTATAATTAGCAATCTTTTTCTTTTGGCCTTCAAAAATATCATTGATAGTATCAGCTTGACCCTTGGTAAGAATAACTACTGAGTCACCCTCAATTACCGTCTTCAGTGGGTAGCGTGATTGGCTGGAAATCAAACTGCTTACCAGTAGACTGCTTACGAACAATATCTTTTTCATCTTTCAGTTCTTTTTTAATATCCTGTACTACAGATTTAGTACTATCTAGATCACCTATTACTTCAGAAACCATTTCTTCTAAACTTGCCTTATCTTCTACTAGCTCTTTGTTTGCAGCTTTTAGTTTACCTACACTTGTAGTTAACTTTTTATTTGCTGTAGTAAGTTGTTTATTTTCTCCTGTAAGTTTTACATTATCATCTACAACAACTACATGTTCATGACCACTTGAGAATATCTGTAATATTACAAGTAGAATAAAGCCACCCGCTATTAGAAATAATCTAGTTTTCATTTTTTACTAAAAAGTAATAGTATTGTTTCTCTTAGACTTTTTGAGCTTTGAGTACTCTCTTCTAGTTTCTTTTCTAGATCATCTCTATAGTCTCCTTCTAACTCTTCTACTTTTGCTTTTAAGTCTTCTTCACTCTTGAGAAGTTTGTTCAAAAACATCCAGCATAAATAACCCAGTGCTAAGACAGCAAAGCCTAATACTCCATACTGTGTTAATACTTCAAAGGGACCAAATGACATTACTTTCTAGTTTTTCTTTTTACTACTTTTTTTTCTGTAAGCTCTTCTTTCATCTTCTTGTTCTCATCAAGATATCTCTTAATAAATAACCAAGCAACATAACCAAGAGCTAATACTGCTAGACCTAGTGGTCCATAGTCTGCTAACTGTGCAAATACACCAAAGTCTGGTGCTGTTGTTTCTACTGCTGTTGTGTCCATTATCTTTGTAATATTAGTTGTTTAACCGCATCAGATAATTCAGCAACACTTCTAGCCAAGTTTTTAATCTCAAGTTGAGTCTGTTCCTGAATGGCCTGATATTTAAGTCTTGATTCTTGTTCTACAAGTTCAATTTTTCCTTTTAGTTTTCCTAGACTTTCTGTGTTAGTTCTTACATCTGTGTGAATCATTCTTAGAAAGTATCCAAGAACTCCTGTTACTACAATCAGTCCCCATTGTATGAGCTGTGAAATTTCCATCATTTAATAATTAATCCTGTAGTTAATATTCCATTCAGTATAAAAGAGATATTTCTTTGTCTCTTTAGTTTCTTGATATCAAAAGCTTGTGCTGTGATAATAGTATCCTGAGAGTTTATAATGTATCTCTGTGCTACTATAATGGTATCTTGGGCAGCTATAATTACATCTTTTTCTTTGTCTCTACGGTAGAGTACATGAATCATTGTATCCTGGATCTGTGTAATTTTAAAAGTATCTCTGGAGTTTTTAACTTTCTCTAACTCTGCTTGTAAATCAAAGAGTCCATGGTTAAGCTCATCAATAATAACTTTGCTATTATCTATTGCCTTACCTTGCTGTTTGATTACAGTCTCCTTACCTTGAATTCTAGTCTCAATAGTCTTCTGTGTACTTACTGGATATACCTGTTTAGGTTTTCTCATAAGCAAAAACAGGCACATCACAATAAGACATACCTGTAATATTGTAGAAAGATTAATATTTGATATCTTAATGAATCTCATACTACTCTCCTTTAAGGGCTTTTATCTCAGCATATATAGCCAATAACTCAGCTTCTTTTTGTGCAATAAGTTCTTCTTGAGTTGGACCTTCATACTCGTGAATTTTTATTTCTAGCAATTCACCTTCCGCATTATATATTCTTTGTTCTACCTGTGGCATTTTATTTATTTTTTAGTTATTGAGCTGTTATATAAATTTGTATACCGGAATTTGATTTAGTGTATGTAGATAAATCTATAGTAGCTGGTGGCGTACCTGTAGTAAAACTAGTAGTAGAATATCCAGTATTATAAGTAGGTGTTGTTACAGGAAATTGTAGCATTAATGGAGCCATATTACCTGGGGTAGTAGCTGTTGTAGTTTGAGCACCTTGATAAAAGTTACAATTCCATCCCATCCAATAAGTAGTTCCTGCATTAAATGTAAATGTTGTATTTACTGTAAAAAGACCTGTTGTTGAGGGATTTAATACAGCATTAAGAACTAGATTTACAATACCATCTTGATTACCTGAATATATAAGAACTCTACCTGCATTACCACCCCCTGTTAAAGCAGTTACATTAATTGAAAAAGCACTTGCAGTAAATGTAACTGATGGTCTAAATGCTGTAAGACCTAAAAATCCCGTGCCGCCTGTACTTTGTGTAGTTGTTGATTGTAAAGCAGTTACTGTATTAGTATAATAGTTTCCACTAGCAACACCAAATGGAAGATGTATACCACTTATTCCAGTTGGAGTTACTAAGTCACCACTTCCTAAAATACTAGTACCATTAACAGTCTTGATATTAGTACCACTAACTAAAGCAGCTTGTTTATTATTAAACGTATTCCAATCTATAGATCTTAAATGACCATTTACTGAAGTAGTTGCGGCAGGCATACTTATTGCAGGAGTAGCTCCACCTGAAGATACAACTGGAGAAGTACCTGTTACAGCTGTAACACCGGTAGGTACAGCAGCCACAATCTGATTTTTAAGATCAGAATATGTAATAGCAGTAGGTTTATAAGAACCACCATAACTAGTATCCCTCGTACCAGTTGCTATAAGATCTGCATTTTCTAGAGTGGTTTTAATCATTCTAGCTTTAATGAGATTGAAGAAGTTTGTAAGATTATTTAACATAACAAGTGTCTATAGTATAATATAATAAAAATTAAGATAGGTTCCTCTTCTGTAGGAAAATATTCATCATTAGGTTGTTAGGGCTATACATTGTGTGTCAGTAAGTGGAGTTGGAAAGAGAGCCATTGAGTTGACTTGAATAGCTCGGTTTGAACCTTCTGCTATTAGGTTTTCCATTGCAGTTGGAGTAAATGGGGTTGCAGCTACTACCTTAACTCCATTAACAAAAACATCAGCAGTAGTTCCATTCCATTTAAAAGCAACTTTAGCATTGTTAGTTGCTATAGTATGAAGGTTAGCACTTAAACCTCCAGCTACTACTGTAAATATTCCTATTCTTGACGAGGTAACTCCTGGATTTCTCAGTACAAATCCATTACCAATTGTTGATGCAACTCCTGTATTTAGAAAAATTCCACTTGTTGATAAATCACGAGTTACAGGAACATTTCCTCTCAAAGCCACAAACCAAGTTCCACCGCTTGCAGTAATCAACCCATTTGTGTAAACATTGCTTCTAAGGATTTGGTCTAAATTTCTTGTAACTGTAGCAGAAGTTGTAGGTATATAAGATGTTGCGTATGCACCCGTTTCCCATTGGGCAAAGGCAAAATCTAAATAACCCCCGTCAACAGTACTGTTTGAAGCATCAATAGGTGCTATCCAAATTGCTTTATTTGTTGCTGTACCAGTATCAGCTATTGTTAATGAAATTCTATAGACATTTGCTGACGGACTTTCAAAACTTGTAGTTAACCCTGCAGAAACACTTGCAAATGTTTGAGTATTAAAGTCAAATGTGCAAGACACCGCAGTCAATGCACCTACTAATACGTTGTTAATAAGAAGTCCAACTTTATCAGTATTCCCTTTTCTAATTAAATAAGTAAGAGTTTTTGTCCCTGCTGCATATGTACCAACTGAATTGAGAACATTTATTGCCCCTGTACTAGTAAAAGAAGCATTACCAACCGAGTTCTTTGTTATTCTTGTAGCATTTAGACCCTGTATGGATGTTGTTGATGAAAGAGAATAATTTGTTTTACTCCAAATTGATTGGCTTAGATCTGAACTATATAGAACATTATTGATCCTTGTAGGCTCAAGCAAGATATTAGGACAGCTTCCAAGTGAGTAGTCAAGTCTTGGAATGTTTAGCCGTGTTTCAGTCATTTGGTAGTCAAGTGCAGAACTTCCTTCGACAAGTTGTGCGCCCCAAATAAAAATAGTTCCTGTAGGTATTCTATAAAGAACTGACAATCCTGTTGCTACATACGTAATACCACATCTATACCAACCATTTCCTTCATTTGTAATAGAGCTTGAAATAATGCCACTAGAAGACTCTACAACTCCAGTATCCAAATTAAATACAGCTGAAATAGCATTACTTACATCTTGCGAAAGAATTATTTTATCATAACTATCCTTTTTAGCATAGATAGTAATAGTATACGTTTTTCCAATTTCTGCAACATTACTTGGTGAAAATACTCTACTAGTGGCTGATAGTCCCGTGTAAGTATCAGCAGTTAAAGTTCCATTTGGAGCAGTAACCGTATTAGAAGCAATAGATGAATTTGATTTTGACCAATACCCATTACTAAAATCCTCACTATATGAAAGCAAATTATAAGGCACTAAATCAACCAACCCCGCAGCGTTTACCCTTGTGGCAGTTGTGGCTCTTGTAGCGGTGAAATCTCCATTTCCATTACTTGGAATAATGGAATATAACTTCCCTTCTTTGTAAGCATTAGGTGTTAACAATAAAGATGCTTCTGTTAATAAACTCATGCTATATTATTTAATGCTGTTAATTGATTAAGCAAGCAAGTCTCTGCCTCAAATGTTCCACCATCTGCAGCTACTCTGGCCTTAAAGTTATTAATCAATGGAGGAATTAACCCAATTAAGATATTTGTACCATTAGGTACTCCAAGCCTTTTACTAAAATTTATATCAGTAGCCATACTAGAAAACAGCAATAATTAAAAACTCAGTTCCTGTTGCGTTATAATTGAATGCTGGCAATGTATTATTAAGAGCTCCTGCATCAAAACTTACTGTTTCTCCGGGTTTTAATGTAACACTATTTACTGTACCGTTAGCTGTACCTACATTAGCAATTGATAAACTATTTAATCCTGCTAATGTTGAACTAGCTGTGGTTGGTCTTGAAATACTAATTGATTTTGCTTTTGGTGCAAGATATGATGTTCCACCATTAAAAAATGCAGAAAGAAGAGCATCTAGCCCTTGAAGCATTTTATACTGCCAAGGAAAATTATTTCCTTTATTGCCGTAGTCTTTTAAATTACCTATTGACATATTTTTTTATTTTAAATTTATCTACTTACTTCTTCCCAATCTACTGAAACATAAGCTCCTAAAGTTCCTCCTATAGCATCAATAGCCATTTCAACAACTATCTCAAAAGCTACTCCAGTAAATGTATTTCTTTCTAACTGAGTTGCAAATAAAGCTTCTTTTAATATATTGATGCTAGGAGATCCTTGATTGGATGAATTCACATATCCTTGTGCTAATATTCTACCACCGGTAGCTGATGTAGCTGTAAGATTATATTCAACAGCAGAATCAACTCCAGCAGGAGTCCAAGTACCACCAGTTGTAACTGCTGCTTGAACAACTCTCCAAGCATAGTTTTTACCATTACCAACACCTAGTAGTGAAACGGCAGTAATTATAGCAATCGCATCTAATCTAGTTGGTACTAATCTAACTGTTACCATAGGATAATAAGTACCTGCTACGGCAAAAGTTTTTGGAGTTGTAATTGGTGTACCTACTGCTTGTTGAGCACCTCTTAATTCATACCCACCTTCAGATAATACAGTAGAGCATATTTGTTTTAGTGTACTTATTCCAGTTGTAGCAGCTGTATTTGTTATTTCATATCTTAATGGTAATGAAGCTGTAGTAATGTATGTAGATGTAATTATGTTTGCATGATGAAACTTATGACAAACAATAAATACTCCATCAATTACAAATCCAATTCTAACTGTTCCTACTCCTAACCACTCTAAATCCATAAATAAGATTTGAGATTTTGTTAAGTCAAGGGTTATACCACTTGGTCCTGCACCATTTAATGGATCAACATTCCAGCTACTTTGAATAACAGGTGTGTTTACTAATGCTCCTGTAACAGAACTTCTTTCAACAAAACTTACTGTAGAATTATTTTGTTCTAAATAGTAACCATTTGCACTTCCGTAGTAACCAACTCTTTGTCTAAGTCCTACTTTAATACGGTTCATTACAAATGTGCTCATTACCAGTAGACTTTTACCCGGCTGATATGAAAACACTTTATTAGTTTCTTTAATAACCTCTGAGCCTGATGCAGCTGTTACATTTAGATCAACTAGCCCTTCAGCAGGTTTAAATAAAGAAGTCCCACCAACTGCAGTGCTTGTTGCCCAAAGTCCGTTATCTGAATACCTATGACTGGAATCAAATAAAGTAAATGGGCTAGATACTCTTTGTCTACCAAAAGCATCAGTAAGCATTGAGTCACTATTAGTAAGATTACCACTAGCAATATTACTATTGATAGAATCAAGACCTAAAAGCATCTTGTATTGCCAAGGAAAGTTATTTCCCTTGTTGCCATAATCTTTTAAGTCTCCTATTGACATTATGCAATAATAAGGAAGTGTACTCTCATTGCTGCGTTAAGTGGTGTTGCTGCAGCAGCATTAGTAATAACTACTTTAAATGAACCAGCTGCAATATCTGCTACTGTAACAATTGGAAATCCTGTAGCTGCTTCATCATATTCAAGTGTCACAATCACTTTAGATGTAGAAAGTACATTTGAGTTATTTACAGTAAAGAATGTTTTAGTAGCACCTGCAAGAGTTGATGTTACAGTAGTAATAACACCGTTTAATGCATTAACAGTTACTGGGTTAGTAATAAGAGTTGCCTGTGTACCATTAGCTGTATTATATAATGACTGTAATGGAGCAGCATTTACAGCAAGTGGAAGATATCCATCATCACGTGAAGCATCTTGTGCTCCTACTGGGATTAAGCTACTAACGTCTGTTGGAAGGGTGGTTCTATAGTTACCTGCTTTAATCCAACTAATAAAATTTAGAATGTCCATGGTTATAAATATTAAATGTATACATTATAATATACTAAATAAATATGATATAACAAAAAAATCCCCAGAATAACTGAGGATTTATTGACAGGGTAGGAGTAGTTTATAAGTTTGCAGATATATAACCTATTGTATAAGCCATACAAAGCATGATACCTATTGCTATTGTTGAAACTCTACGGCCTCTTGCATCATCTTCCCACATATTCATTACCTTGTTGAATATAGGTCTAGAGAGCGTATTTGCTATTATCCAAAAGAATCCAATTAGAAAACATAGCAAAATAATTAGTGAAATCTTTGTAAACATCATAACGTATCTATTCTTCTTTGTAAATATACTAAAGCTTTTTGTAAGTCTTCTTTTGTGGTAGTTTTATTTTTCTTTCCAGCTCTGGCTAAGTATTTAATTACATTACCAAGATAGAAATCTTTATCTAACCCCCAAGCTTCTAGTACATTAAATACTTCATATACAGAATCTTTACCACCATAATGATTTGGTCTAGTAGCATCATTAACAATAATAACCCTATTAGATACATCAAGTGGAGTACCACTGATCTCCGTTTTAGAACAAGCAACTTTTTTGTACTGTTCTTCACTTTCTTGACTAAAGTTTACCATACTATAACAACATCTCCTTCAGTGAGAACTAGTTTAACTTCTCCATCAATATCAATGCGCTCTACTACTTCCATGTTTAGAGCACTGGTGCGTACATAGACTTGGTCTCCTACGGCCACATCTTCTACTTTATCACCTACTGCAAACACAGTTAGTTTATTCCACATCTTTACTGCATCAGCCATCATTGCTTCTTCATCTTTAGCACTCAGCTGAATTACAGAGTCTTTTCTTTTTGGAAGGTCTAATAAGATTGCTCTTCCTCTTAATGTTTTAAATGGTTTCATTTTCTTTTGGGTTCATTGTGATTACTTTAACTACTGTCATTTGAGCATTAAGAATCTCTCCTACTGCATGATCAAATAAAAGACTTTTTACTGGAGTTCTTTTATCCTCAGAGTATCTACGCTTTAGAATCTCAGCCATCTCTGCTGCTAATTCTTTTACTCTATGTACATCTGCATCTCCACTTGGATTAAAATCTAATCCAACTAATTGTTCTCCAAATGTAGGGATTCTTACTTCTCTAATCCCTACCACTCCTTCTTGTTGTTCTTCCATATACTTATCAAATTTAATACGTGCTTCTAAGTTAGATTCTGACTCAGCTGTTATTTTGCGCCATATGTCCAACTGTTGTGTTGTCATGGTAGTGCTTCATACATTTTATTAAACTCTACTGGATCATATACTTTTATATCCCCCAACGAAGTTCTAACAATATAGTCATTTACATCTACCTTAGTTTGACCATATGTTCTATAAATCCAGAGACCATTGCTTTTATTATAAAAGCCACTTTGTTCTCCAACAAGATCAAATACCTCATTGGCATTTGTTCCAGTATACTGAACAACTTGCGCAACATCCGGTTTGATCCTGTAGAACTTTGACATAGCACAAATATAAAAAAGTTTTCTAAATAAAAAAACCCCTCTGTGTGAGGGGTTTAAAAACTGTAAGTTGTTATATAAGTATCAAATAGGTACTGTATTGTACTTTTAAAGACACGTTATCCCTGCCCTCTGTACAACTTCTTGTACTTCTTAGAACTCTTGAGTTTAGATGTTTTGCTCTTTGCATGTACACCCGGACGAGAAGTCTTCTTCTTCTCTAGCTTAGTAAAGCCATCTTTTGTCTTTGCCATAGTATGTTAGTTTTAATATAATATACTAAATTATTCATTATCATAAAACATTCTCTCAGAATCTTCTGTACTCCATTTCTCAAAGCCCTCACAGTTGTAGTAGTCTTTGTTAACTAAGTAATCTGGTTTCTCTGGGAATGGCTTAGTTACAAAGCTAGGCTCTGACCACTTAATCCGGTTATTAGGCTGCAACGCTATCTGACCATTGTCAAGTAAAATGATATGGTGGGATTTATGCTCTAGTGGATCTTCTGCTAGAGATAGATCTGTGTTAGGATCATTAGATCCCCAGTTGATGGTACCATAATAACTACCCGGGTAGAACTTGTGGTCCTTCATATACACCTCTACTCTGGTATCATACAAATACGATAGGTGAAGTAAAGTAAAGTTATAAGAAAAACAGTTCCATATCTGAAGATAGTGGAAAGGTAAATCTGGACTAGGCATCTCTGGCTCATGGAGCAGTGCATGACTTGGTAACTTATCCCGGAGTACACCATTCTCTAAGAGTACCTGGAACAGGGCAGCTTGCCCCGGCATACACCTTACTGATACAATTACCCCCGGTGTAAATTCTCCTTGACCCTTCTTGTGCTGGTACATGTACTCATTTCTTACAAATACCTTCAGCGGAAAGAAGTTGTGTTCTATATATGCCATATTATTTTCTAGTGAAGAAACTTTTCTTTGGGAATTCTACTTTAGTAGTCTTTAGTTTTTCTATGATCTTGTTTGCTTCATCTTCAGCAAAAGTAATTACTTCTTCTTCCTTATCAGTGATCTTCCAGTTATTAAGTAAGATACTCATGTGCATTGTCTCATGCATAATAGCTGTAGCTTTTTCTGTAGTAGAATAATTTTTGAAAGCACCCATGTTTAAAAACAAGAATGGTTTGTATGGAGTTTTAGCTGTAAGTTTTTTATCTGCCGGATCATAGTTAGTCCACCCATATATATAAATACCATTGCCCTTAGTCTTATCTACTTCTTCTGCTTTAGCATCTGCAAGATTTAGACCATGCATTTCTGGGACTTTATAATAGTCAAAGATCTCAGTGGCATCATTGCCTACTAAGAGTATGTACTTACCCATGTCTATTTTCTTCATACTAATAATATACAAAAGATTACACAATATACAAATAGCCCAGGGGTAAACGAATGAAGAATAAACCCCCCGGGCAATCTGTTTCATCTGTAGCATGGTAAAGGTATGTAATTCTAGGGATATGAACAAGGGGATGGGTTTTTTAGTATATAGGAGGATGTGGTAATTGGATTTTTAATATATAAGAGGATGTGGTTACCCCTCACTCCAGACCCCCCGGGGCCATCCGCTCGGCAGGGGTACCCCCCTGATGCTGCCAGCTGGCCATATGAATCTGACCATCTGTTGCAAGAAAATTTTCTGTTAGAAAATGTTTCTATGACCTATGCCATGCCGTGCATGTCATGGTCACTGCCTAGTCATGCTTCACATGACATTAGACAGTTAGTCTGCTAGCCCTTGTCATAATATAAATTATAAATTATATATTATGAATAGTGTTACAATTCGGGTTATATCTAACCCTCATTCTAAAACTAGTGTGATCTGCTATCCCAACGGAATGAAATCCTTTGTGATTAGCAAATCCAAAGCTAAAGCTTTGAAGGCTGGCAGAGTCTACATTGTAGACCTTAAAGCCAGCGCCACAGGCTATGTCTATGCAGTCATAGTCCGTGAAGAACTAGCGTTAAAGAAAGGGAAGTAAATTCCCTTTTCTTTTTCCCTCTTTTTTCTAGCCCTTAAATTATATTGATAAATCAATAAATTTTATAAATTATGGCTTTACAAGCAAAATTTCTAAGTATCGGCAAAGGTGGGACCTTAGCCGTTTATGAAGTGCGTGGCACTTCAACTGAACTTGCAACTTACGTAGCAAGTTATAAAGACAGAGAGCCTGTCTTTAAGAGCACCAAAGATGGCAAGCTCATCTTAGATGCTAAAGGACAAAAGACTCCGCTTTTGTTCACGGCATATCCTATGCCTGGTATGGATGTTTGGCATCCTTTATACCTAAAGGCTGACGGCACATATACTCTTAACAAGCAGGAACTACAGTTCCAAATGCTTGTTTCCAAGAGTATGGGCGCTGACTATGGTCAGGCCTATGCAGCTGAAGCTGCACGCAGAGCGCTTGACAGCACTTCTGTGTCTTCTACAGCATCAGCTATGCTAACTGATGATGAAGAAGAAGAGGCTGATGAAGAGGACTTCACAGCATCAGCATCTGAAGATGCAGAGTTGGATGTAGTTGCTGAAGCACCTACAGCCAAGAAGACTACCAAGTAGTCTTCAAAAATATAAGAGTAACCACTAACGTGGTTGCTCTTTATTTTTTCCTACCTAAAACCTTTCCCTTTCTTTTCTAGCCCTTAACAAAATGTGCTATTATATTTCTTGTGAAATATTAATAGAGCCTACCTAATAGTATATAGTATATATATAAAACAATATGTACAGAATGCTGCGGGACACAGGCTCATTACTTGCTACTTGCTGGTAGATGGTAGGTGTTGTATCTTATATACTGTAAATGTGAGACAACACTACTTGAAACAGGCTTGTATCTGCTTGATACTGTGTGAGTTAGGTAGAAAGGGTGAAAACCACCTTTCAATCCTATACTTGCATCAATCTTAACAGATTCTTACTACAGTCTTAACATAACAATTAATATAGCTAAAACTATGAACAGAACAACAGACTCATTGGTACTTGGTATTATACTTGGAACTGTATTATCAGGATTACTATCCTATATACTATCTTCTTATATACTATTACCATATAAAGGAACAGAGTCATATCCTCCGGCAAAGATCAAAGTTGAATACTACTTGGAAGTATCTCAAGATTCTATCAAGA